GCCCCGCATGCGAACCGGGAACGTCCAGATGCCGGAATGGCTATCCCCGTTCTGCACATCGACCAATGCGCCCGTGTTTCCCGCCGCCTGCGCCGGGACCGTTCCGTAGGTGAACGTCTTGGCGTAGTACCGTTCGCACAACCGCAACTCGTCCTCGAACGGACGCGATGTGAAGTCGTGCGCGGTGTCGCCCGGCTCGAGTTGCACGTCGCCGAGGTAAAGTAGATCGCCGACCGCGGCGTCCGTGTCGTCGATCCAGATAAACACCGCGAGGTTGGTCGCGCTGCTCGATGTCAGATCGATGCCTTCGATCGAATGCTCGCTGAACTCGGACGCGCCGGGCGTGTGATCGACCGTGTCTGGACCTGCGTACGCCCAACTGGCCGCGAGCGTCGGATCGGCCCCTTCGGCGTTCCATGCCGACACCACATCGCTCGTCACCGCATTGATCGTGCCCGTCCACTCGAGCAGCCGCACGCGGACGTTCTCGATCACCACCCCGGTCGAGGTCCGCATCTTCCACGACAGGCTGCACGTCTTGCCGACAAGCTGCGCCGCGTTGCGTCCCTCGAGAACCTGAAGGAATCCGAACTTCTTGTTCGCCGTCTCGACCTCGCATTTCATCGACGCGTACGCGCCGTCGGGCTTGACCGTCGTGTTCTGCGACACGTCCACGATATCGTTGCCGTCGGACAGCAGGATCCAGCGGTCGAGCAAATAGGTGTCGTCGTCGTTCGCGGGCGTCGTCGCGCTGGTGAAGCTGGTCCCACGCTGCCCGACGGAGAAGTTTCCGTTGATGATCAGGTTTTGCGCGATGAACGGATCCACCGTCGCCCACTGGACCGTTGATGCCGCGGCGACCTGGAGGTACTTCCCAATGTCCGCAGCGTCCGGGGTCGGCAGTTCGTCCACGCCGTCGATCGACGCCGGGAGGTATGTCGGCCCGCCCGTCCTGCGGGCAAGCTGCTGGATCTGCATGCAGAGTCGATCGACCGTATCCTGCAACGAGTCCGTCGCCAGCGGACCCGCCTCGGGGAACTCCGTCGCCTGAGTGAACGGGACGTGTCGCGAGATCTGGATCGTGTTCGACGCCGTTGGCGTCCCAAGCCACGTCACCGTGCCCGTCGAGCCGTCTCCGCCCGTGACGGAGTAGTCGCTGTTCAGCGTCTTGACCGTCTGCGTCGTTCCGTCGTCGTCGATGACGACAAGATCCGAGGCGGCGAAGAATGGGAACGAGACGGTGAACGTCTCATTGAGCGTGCCCGCCGCCGTGTAGCTCACCTGACTATCGTTGGTCGTGACTGTCATCGTCACCCTCCTACCGTCGTGGCCCGTCGGCCGGAATCGTCCTCATCTTCTTCCTCGCGAATCGATCGGATGATCGCACGAATATCCCGCAAAGGCGACACGATCGGCTTCCCGGCCAGCGCTGCCGCCGCCTGAACGAAGTCCAGAATCGGCTCCGTCCAGCCCCATTCCGACCGCTCCTCGTCCCGAATATACGTCGAACCCTCGATCAATGACATCATCTGGTCACGGGCCAGTCCCGCGACTGGGCTCGCGTCCGGCTCGAATCGCCGCCCGCTTTCCGGCAGAAGCGTTCGATTGACGACGAACGCCAGCTTGTCGGCGAAGAACACGTTGCCGATGCCAAGCTCGACATACTGCGCGAGCTGCGACTGAAGGTTGTCCACGCCGGTCTTTTCGCGCGCCCAATCCCATGACTTCCCGGCCAACAGCCCCGGCAACCCGTAGACGAGGAAGCGCCGCAGCCATTTGAAGAACATGATGTAGAGCGGCTGATAGATCCAAATTGATCGGAGATTTCGACGGATCTGACGCCTCGCCAGCGTCCGCTCCTTCGGCGGCAGATGACGCGCTCGGCGATATCGGTAGAGTTCGATGACCGTCATGCCAAGATTCTTGTTGCGCTGCGAGCGGAACATCGACATCATTTTGAACAGGACATTGCTCTTGGCCTCGACGCCGATCGACGTGTCGTGCAGGGCGTTCCACGTCGGCTGCGTCTGCTGGATGGTGAGGTCGGTCAGCTTGCGCGTCATGTCGCGCTGCTGCTCCTCCGTGGGCGTCTTGATCTTCGCCATCTCCATCTCGTCGCGAGCCTCGTTCTTCTGCTGAATCTCTGCGACCGTGTCCTCGACCGTGAACTTGGCGGCGAGGTACGCAACGCGGATGGCGACATTGTCCATAGCCGAGATCGCGAACATCGATCCCTCGGTCCAATCGCGTTTCTGGCCGGTCAGTTGCGGCGAACGGCTGACGCCCGCATGCACGATGCCCTGCGCCCCTTGCCGACCGCGATGCCACGCGTACGGCGACGTGCGATGGATCTCCTGCATGAGTTCGCCGCCGAACACATAGTGCGCGTTGCGGAGATCGGTGACGAATCGAACCGCCCGCCTGACGTTCCGAACGGGCAGAACATGCCTCATGCAGAAGATGGAGCCGGGCTGGTAGAACGGCACCGCGAGGTTGAAGCCAAGCAGCGACTTGCCGATGTTCTGCACAAGCGGCTTCAGCCAGTCGTTCGAGATGCTCGACGGCGGCGGCGATCCCAACGCCTCCTTCGCGATCGCCTCGAATCGCTCGTTGATTCGTGCGCGGATGATTCGGCCCTTGCGGCTATTGCTCATGAATCGCGTGATCTCGGCCGACTGGAGAACCTCGCGTGCGGCTCGGATCGCCGGTCCCATCTGCGTGACCTGCGAGTTCGTCCAGGTCAGGTTGTTGAACGTCTGGATGAACCCGGTAATGCGGATCGGCCGAGCGCCGCCCGATCGATACTTCGTGATGGACGCCCCCTCGATGGTCGCCGCGAACACGCTCGGGCCGGACCTCAGATCCTCCCTTGTCTGCCCCTCGATCACGCGGTTGATCGGGAAGTAGTAGCCCGCCTGTGTGATGTCAAATCCGTGCGTCTCGATTGAATACTGCCGCATCGCGTCCCGCACCGGGCCTGCGATGTAGTCCATCATTCGCGTGACGAACGCCTTGTAGTTCTTCCCCTCCTCGTCCTCCGGATTCAGGATCCGATACGCGTCGTTCACCGTCAGCTGGTGATATTGCCCCTTCGGCGTGCCATCGATGTAAATCGGCGCGCCGCCATTTTCGCGCGTGATCTGGTGCATCTGCCACTCGTCCATGAGCGCGGCCATCAGGTGCATGCGTTGATCCGGATCGACCTTGATCGTGTCACCGGACTCCAGCGTGAACTCGCGAATGTCCGCCTTCGTGTCGCCTTTCCGGGCCGGTTCGCCGCGGCGCCACGCCTCGAGCCGCCCGTACACCTGCGCCGCGGTCTGTGACAGCTTGGCCGCGGCCTCGCTTCCCTGCGGAAATCCGTGATCATCCATCGCCGCGTGCAGCTCGTTCGTCCCCGATTGATAGAGCGACAGTTGCCGATGCTCAGCCTCAAAGATGTCGTCAGCCAGCACCTTGTACGTCATGCCGTACGGCCCGCCGAGCAGTTCCGCCTGCTGGCCTTGATTCGTGTTCGCGATGGCCGAGAACGGCATCGTGTAGAGGCCGACCCGAGTCGGCGGCTCCAATCGCCCGGACGGCAATTGCTTACGCTCGACAAGGAACCCGACCATCTGCATCTCTTTCAGCACGCGATCGATCCTCGCCGCCCGCTGCTGATTGCGGATCGACATGATCAGCTTGTTGGTCATGTCGTTCGCGTGCAGGGTCGCCGCGATCATGTCCGCGACGTATTGCGCCTCGTCCTTCGACAACTCGCTCACCGGCCGTTGCGTCAAGCGGGCAAGTTCGGCGATCTTCGCCGGTGCGATCCCAAACGTGTCGCCGTAGGCCATGACGTAGTTCTCGAGCGCCTCGAGTTCCGCGCGCTTCTTCGACGACAGAGCCGACGGTTGAATGTTCAGTTCACGGAGCTTCTCCTTGACTTGCTGGTGAAACTCGGGTCGCAGTTTGGCCGACTTCAGCGCCTTCATGGCGTCACGCGCTGCGGATCTCGCTTCGGCCGTCTCCGCCTTGTCGATCTCCATCTTGATCGTCTCGACGGCCTGCGCCAGCTTTTTGATCAGGTTCCGAGATCCAGGTCGAATCTTGGGTAGCGTCGTCAGGATGCGGCCTCGCATCTCGGGCGGCATGTATTGCTTTGCCAGTCGGATCACTTCGTCGCGAACGCCGATCGCCGTGTCGCGATCCGCGATGCGCCGCCGCAGCGTCGCATCGACCCGCTGAAGCTCCGCCTTGTCCTTCTGCTTCTGATCCATTCGCGCCGCTCGGACCTTCTCGCGTTCGGACCTCACCTGATACTCGATCTGGTCCCGCACCGCCTGCCGCTGTTCTTTCGTGATCGGCTGGCGACCTTTCTCCCTTGGTCGAATGCCCATCGCCTCGAACAGCGCATTGATCTGACCGCGGACCTCTTGCGCGATCGACGGCTGGCGTTGCTTGACCTCGGGACTGGCCTCGATCTCCGCTGCCGCCTCGCCGCTCGGGCCGTCGGCGGGAAGTCCGGACTCCTCGATCTCCTTCGCTTCCTTGACGACCCGTTCCCACGCCTCCGCATCGGCTTCGTCGCGATGCTGCATCGGGCCGCGGTTGATCAGTTCAATGCGCTTGCGGAGCAGTTGCAGGCTTTCGCGGTCGAGCTCCGTCAGCGCCGCAGCCTGATCGTCCAGCACCGAATCGATTTCTTCGATTGCGGCCTGCTGCGCTTCAGCGTCCATTCGATTGATCGCAATCTCGACACGCTCGTCGCCAATCGCGATCGCTTGCGTTTCGGCCGTCGATTCGCCGCGCAACGACACGTCGATCCGGTTGACGATCGCCTGTTGCGACGCGTGCGGCAGGGTCGAAAGCAGATCGGCCTGCGCCGACTCCCACGCCATCGCCTGCCGACGCGTTGGCCGGAAGTCCGGGTCGCCGGGCTTCGGCGGCTTAATCACATTCTTCGCACTCGTCAGACCGAAGTTGGACGCGATGTGCATTTGGGCGCCGAGCATGCCCGCGACCGCCGACTCGCCGACGCCCTCGAAAATCGGCCGTTCCGGATCGAACGCCAGCGCGATCGCGTTCTGCCCCAACTGCGCCATTGCTTCTTCCGAGGCGCCTGACGCGCCGACGCCCACAATGCCGCCGATCGCTCGCCCTGCGGCCGAGAACTCGCCCTTCAGGACCAGATCGCCGATCTTCCTCGCCGCTTCGGGACCGTACTTCAGGCCGATCAGGTCGATGCCGAGTTTCTCCGTCACGACCTCGATTGCGCCGTATCCGACGCCGACCGTGATCGCCGAGATCGCGTCCGGCTCCATTCCGCGTCCGCGCATCGTTTCCGCGTAGTCCTCGGATCCGCCGCCCGCGGCGACGATGCCGTAGTAGAGCAACGCAGCCCCCTTCGCCCCTCGTCTGATCTTCGCCGCCCCGAGCGACGGCAACATATCTGTCGCGACGCCGCCGATGAACGCGCCAGGCCCGCCCTCTTGCGCCGCCTGTCCGAACAGCGTCTCGTCGAGCGCGACCCGCTGCGTCGTGTCCACGACCTGTTGCTGATACGCCGCGGCGCCCTCGAGCCCCATCGACTCGAATACCCATTTCAGCGCATTGTTTACTGCGATGCCGTGGTCGATGAATCTGGCGTACGCGCCGGGGATGACCTTCCCCGTCTCGTCCGTGAACCGCTCCATCAGGGTTGGGTCGGCGAACTGCGGCAGATACGCCCGCGTCTCCAACCGGCTTTCCGTCGGCCATTGATCGAGCGACTCGGCGCCGGTCATCATGCCTGGCACGGCGGGTTGAGCGCCGACCGGCCGCTGCTGCTGCCGGATGCGACGGTACGCATCCGCCGCCGCCGTGTCCGTTGGACTCGTCATCATCATGGCCGTCGGCACGGTCATTTGCGGCGGGATGGCGTAGGCGCTTCTCGACCTCATGGCGAAGTATTGTCCTGCGGATTATCAGGCGGCATGTACCCACTCCAGCCGTATTCCCGTGCGACGGCGTTCATCAAGCGTCCGACTTCCCGCATGTCAACGTCGTTCTCCACGTCCGGCATGCGCTCGAACATGGCGTAAAACCTTCGGTCGGCCAGATCGGCGAACAGTTCCCCGCGCCGCGTGTCCCGCTCGAACTGATCTTGCCGCGCCGCGTAGTACGCCGCCATGTTCGGTTGACGGTTCGCCCACGAGCCAATCCGAAAATCGTCCATCCGCTGCGTCAAGTCGCCCTGATAGAACAGCGTGCGGTACAACTCGCGATTCGTCTGATAATCAATCACTTTGGTCTTGACGCCCGGCCCGGAAAGGCGGACCTCGAGGAAGTGCTGGATCTCCCCGTCGTACGTCATCGGGACGTACGCGTTGCCGCCGTAGTGGAACGCCCGGCCTGGCTTGGCCTCGACGATGCCGCCGTACACGTTGGCAATCACCCGCGCCGTCGCGTGCGCTGCGATGGCCTGATTGATTGCTTGGCGCTGCGTACGCGTAATCGCGGACGCGGCGATGGAGGACGAGCCGGTCAGCGCCTCGATGGGCATGAACTCGACCCGAGGCTTCTGCGTATCAACGACGCCGAACGTGCCCCACACCGGCACTTCGATCGCCGATTCGATCGGGATGGCTGTATCGATCAGCACTTCTCGCGTCGCCATCAGGCCGGCATAATCCCGAATCGCGTCGATCGTCGCGTTCTCCGTGTCCGCGAGGTCCATCCCGCGAAGATCGATGCCCTCGCCCTTTGCCTTCGTCAGAGCGTGAATCGTGAACAGGGCGTCCCATTCGCGAGCCTGGTTCTCCGTCAGATCCATCCGCGTTCCGCGTCCCTTTGCCATATCCGTAGCGGATGTGCGCAGCGGCAACTGGATCTTCGGCATCACTTCGCGCCGGTCCAGCGGCTCGACCTTTCCGTCCGGCGTTCCGTTCAACATCGCTCGCATCGCGGCGAGTTCGCCGTCCGTCGCTCGCTGCAACACGTCCGCCCGTTCGATCGCCTGCTGCGATCGTTGTTCGGGCGCAGCGCCGCCGAGCCGCCGCATTGAGTTGGACGCTGCGTGCCACATCAACTCGCCGCGTGCGTCCCCAAGCCCTTCCGCAAGCTCGCGTGCGCGGATCGGCGAGAACTGGTACAGGGCGAGCAGCGTTTCCATCGCTCGTCCCATGTCCCGCCGCTGCGGATCCGCGACCATCGCGCTCCAGTCGTTGACGAACTGAGGCGGAAGCTCCATTCCCGACCGGCCGACGCCCTCCGCCGCCGTGACGATCGTTCCCTGAAGCAGACGATGCTCCTCGTACCATCCGTTCAGGCCAGCGGGCGCATCCGGCAATGTCTGATTCTGCCGTGGTCCGATGGTCGCCGCACGCCGCAATTCAGCGATCGCTGTGTTGACCTTCTGAACGTGCGTCATCTGCGTATCGAACGCCGCCGACGCCTTATCGATCGATTCGAGGATGGCTGGATGCTTGAATTGGCCTTTCGCGACCAACAGTTGAAATCGCTCCAGCCCATTCATCTTCGGATCGAGATACGGCAGGCGTTCGATGATCGGGATCCAGTACGCCGCCCTGAGATCCGCCCGGTTTGGCGAAACGCCCGCACCGAACTGATCCGACACTTCGGCCCCGGAGTTCGCGATTGCGGCGATCGTTTCGTCCACTTCATCGATGAACTCGGCCACGCCCACCGTCATCCATTGATTCTTCAGCCACTCCTGCCATCCGTCGTCCGTGATCGAGCGCCATTCCTCCGTCGCCGCCCGCGTCTGGTTCAATTCCAGATTCGCATTAGCCCGCTTCAGCATCGATGCCCGTGCGGTCGGATCGATGTAGGGCTTGATCATGTCGCGATTCAGCGCGTCCTTCACCTTCGCCGGATCGGCGGCGATCAGGTGCTCAATGTGCGAGATCGCCATCCGCTGCGCGCCCTGATCGATCAGGTCCGCAATCGTTTCGTCGCCGACCAGCGATCCCCGCAAGCTGTTCGCGTACTCCTCGACCGTGCGGTTGGCCTCCTCGAGCGTGACCCCGCCCGATCCGAGGACGCCCTGCAGCATCGCCGTCTTGCGTCCGAACTCGTCCAGCGCCATCCGGTGCGAGCGCTCGGCCGCGATGGTCCGGATCGTGAACTGCTCCCGCAGACGCGTCCGCTCGAAGAACGTCATCGCGTCCTTTCGGACGTTCTCGCTCTCGATCTTGTTCAGGTACTCGCCGACCTCGCCGAGCTCGGAGTTGAACACGTCGTCCATCACGGCCGGGTCCGCGTCCAACGACTTCAACTTGGCCTCGCCGATCGCCTCGATCACGCGGTTCTGCGCCGCCCCGTACTGCCGGGCGTGATCCGTGCGCAGTTGCCGACGCCCGACCTGTTGCATCGCCTCGCCGAACGCCTGCATGCCCTGCCCAAGTCCGATCCCGATATTTGACGGCGGACCCGATGACCCGAGTCCGGACGCGGACAGTTGGCCGCTCGGCACGCCGACCCGGAACCCGACTTGTGGAGCGCCTCGACTCATTCCGCGCCTCCTCCGCCGCCGCCCGTGTTGAACAGCGATGTCCCGTCATCGTCCACGAAGCCGGTCAGCAACGATCCTCCAGCCTGCCCGCTTCCGCCGATCGCACGCGAGACGCCCTCTGTCTCCAGCGCCGCCGCCCGCTCGTACCCGGTGATCCGCTGAAGCTCCCCGGTCAGCCTCGCCTGCTGCGCCGCCGTCTGCGCTCCGTAGGTAATCAGCTTCTCGTCCTGCCGCGCTTCGGCCATCATGTCGAGCAGGACATCGGTCGGCGAGCCAGCCGCCGTGAACCCGCTTCCTGCCGCCTGCGCCTCGAATGACGCGATCCGCCGTCGGTTCTGCCGCCGCAGTCTAGCCCGTTCAACCCGACCCTGCTCCAACGCGACTCGCGCGTTGCGTTCTCCGAGTTGCTTCTGGAAGGTCGCGTTCCGGTGCGCGATGTCTGATTGATGCTCCATCGCCGCCATCGTCGAGAATCCCGTGAACAGGGAGCCAGCCGCCGACGTGACCGCGCCTGCGATGAGAAGTTCAGTTCCACCCATCGATCAAACCTCCACCAGGGCGTAGAGATCGAGATCCTCGCCGTACGGCCCACCCCGCCGCATCGTGCCCTCGCGTGTGAACCCGAGCATTTCCGCCCATCGATGCGCGTTCGGCCAGTCCGCGCGCACCGTCGTCTGGATCCGGTGAAACGGATCGGGCATGTAGTGCAGCACGATGTCCACGATCGACCGCGTGATGAGCAGTAGCTCCTTCGCCTTGACCGATTCGTCGAGGATCAGCCACGCGTCAGCGAGTCCGGTCCACCGCGGCGTCAGGCCAGCGATGCAGACGATGCGATCGTCGTACTTCCCGGTGAACGCAATCTCGTTGGCCGCGACGGCGGTCCATTGCTCATCATCGAACTGCGACAACCCCTTGCGCTCCTGCCACTGGCCCGACTGAATGGTCAGTTTGTGAACGTGCGTCGGATCGAACTTCACGATCTCAAAGTCGGCCATCGCTGATCTCCGCGGCAATCTGAAGGATGTGCATCGGCAACGGCAATGTCTGCTCCACTTTGATCGTCGGGTCGGGCGACGATGAGCCCAACGGACTGACTTCAACCACGCCCGAACGAAGCGGCGGCGCATCGTTCACGTCGTCGCCGACTCGGCGTGCGGGCACCGTCTCGAGTGGATCGGTTGGCGCGTCCGTGCCGCCCTGGCCGATAGCGACGCCCGCCGTTCGATGAACCAGCACGCGGGCTGTGTCCGGTCGAATCAGGCGGGTGCGGATGTCGCCCTGCCGCGAGCTTGCGATCAGCGGAAGCGTCTCGATCGTGGACGTGTACGGCAGGCCAGCGTGAATGACTTTGCCCGCAAACTCGAGTTCCACGCGTCCGCCCTGCACCTGAGATCGCGGATGCACGGCGCCATCGACCAGCACATCGACCATTTCAAGCTCGAGATGATCCAGCCCGGCGATGACGCCGACTTCGGTCGCCGAATCGAGGCTCAACCCGCAATCGACGAAGTACGCGTCCTCCGCATCGTCCGCGTTCTGGAAGTTCGGCTCCAGTGCCTCGATGTAGCGCACCGTCGCCGCGTTGACTGTTCGCTTGACGACCAGCCAAAGCTGATCGTACGCCCCGTTCCGGATCGCCGCGATCGACTCCACAACCGGATCGCCATCGGCAAACGACCCGCCGAGCGTGTGTCGATGGAAGCCCAACACTTCCTGTTGAAGCTCGATCGTCACGCCCGCCAGCATGCCGTCCGCCAGCGCCATCCAAAACACCTGATCCGGCTCACGCGCCGCCGCCGAATCAATCGCGCCGTCGGCGTCCTCGAGGACGTGCCGCGCCAGCACGGAGATCTCCGGGGCGAGGATCCGGTCAGACGTGATGCGGTACTCGATTTGATGGACCTGGCGGGCCGAGTCGCTGAGGAACAGGAGATCGTCGCCGATCCGGTGCGGCTCCACCGTCGCCGCGACCGTGGCGCGATTCTGACGCCGCACGATCATGGAATCCGGCGTCGGGGCCGTGTATTGATCCGCCCCGTTGGCGACGAAGATCCCGCCGCCCGACATGACCAGCAGGCCGCGGTCGTCCGTGAACAACCACCGGATCGCATTGACCTGATTGTCGTCCACCTGTCGGATGATCGCGTATGTGTCGTCGATCGTGCCGTCCGACAAGGCCGACGGGCTGTACGATCCGAACCGATTGACCCGCGACGACCAGATCATGTCCGGATTGCTGTCCGTGGTCGCCCACCAGAGCCGCCCATCCGAAATCGTCACGACATGCGGATACCCGGTCGTCTCGCTCCACGCGCCGAGATACCAGTCGGCCGTCGCGTTCGTCGTCTCGCATGCACGCGTGAAGTCCACCGTGACCGTCGTCGAGTTCGTGTAGACCGTGATCTCGCCCCAACCCCAATCCTCGCCGCTGGCCGGGTTGCTGATCCGCACCACGCGGCCCACGTCCGTTGACGCGAACAGCGCCGACGACGCTGTGACCGTCTGCGCTCCCGTCGCCGCTGCGCCGGGCGTCAGAGTGACGGACGAAATGTTCCGGGGCAGATAGGGGCCGTCCGAGACGCTGTATTCCTGCATCGTCCATGCGCCGGGCAGGATATCGCTCGCCCCGCTTCGGAACAAAACGTGAGGCGGATAGTCGGGATGACAGAGGTACAAGATGTCCGCGCTTTGCGTCCATTTCAGTTCGGCGAGATCATCTTCGCTGTACGGAGAGGAGACTTCCGTCGGAGTCGTGCCCGTCTCGATCAACTGCCCGGAATCACGGTAGAAGCGGATGTATTCGTCGCCGAACTCGAGGACGTAGGTGTCCTGAAGCCCGTAGACGTACTCGATGAGGCGGCACGCCTTGCTGGAGTCCTTCGACGCGGCGATGAACCGCGTCCCGCTCCTCCGCTTCGCGCCGCCCTCCTTCATCGTGATGCAGTTGTGAACCGTTTTCGCGCCCGCACCGTAGCGGCTGAGGTCGCTTCGCCCGTACATCGATGGGCTGAGTTCGCCCGCGTTGAAGTTGGTCTGGACCGATCGGGCCATCAGCTTTCATGCCATCCGCGATACGCCCCTCCCTCGAACCCATAGTGCGCATCGTCCCACTCGCGGACGATGAACTTCTGCAAACTGCTTTCCGTCGCCTCGACCCCGCCCGCCTTTGCGATGCACTCCTCGTACCGCCGAATCATCAGGCTGCGGGCGTCCGGCATCGACGCGACCCGCACCGCAAGCTCGCTCGCCAGCTTCATGGCGATGCACTCGCGGAGCAGCGGCGTCATGACCGCCGGATCCTCGAGATCAAAGATGTATTCGATGTTCGCCGAGTCCGCGTTCGTCAGTAGCTTCCGTCCCTTGACCTTCCATTCGTTCGTGTTCTCGCCCATGCGAAGAACGAGCAGGCAGTCGTCCGGGAGCGAATACTGGTACGCCCATCCCCACGCCGGGTCCGTCGCCAGTTGCGACAGGGCGGCAAGCTCACGCGCGCAGTTCCACGGCACGCTGACCAGCACTTCTTGCCTAATCATGTCGTACCGCTCGAGCGCGTAACGCGCTCGCTGCGAGTCGTCGGCGGGCGATGAAATGCGATCCTGCCCCAGGTGGAGCAGGGCCGCATTGATGATGGTGACTTTGCCGATGTCCGCCACGCGTCACCCCCTTGCTGGAGTTTACGCGGGCTGCGTCACGACCGGCTGCGCCGACAGGCCGCTTGCGCCGACGATGACCCACCCGACGGTATCGTTGACGTAGAGCAGGGTCGCCGAGTCGCCCGCGTCCGCAAACACGATCGTCCCGAAGTGCAGGGACGTTGCGGGCGTCAGTGTGCCGTCGCCGTTCCCGTCCGTGCCGAGCGTGATCGTAAGCAACTGGCCGGGCTCGCCGTCCGCCAGCGTCAGCGCCTCGGCGTCGGCCCCGGTCGTCTTGATGACCAGCCCGTGTGTGATCGGAATCGCGAGCGAGTCCGCGGCCGAAGTGGTCGAGCCGTCTTTGAACGACGCGCCGACCCATGCGCCCGTCTGGACGTTCCGGCCGAGCGCCTTGTTCACACGTCCCTCGAATCCCATGATGTCGCCCCTTTATGTGGACGTTGAGCGTTGATGTGAATCGAGCGACGGGGGCGCTCCGTGCCCCCATCGCTCACGCGCCGGAAACCCCGATGATCAGGGGACCGCGTAGTAGATCATGATCGCGCAGTTGATGATCGCGGAGCCGCCCTGCGCCGTGCCGTCGACCTCGAGTCCGAGATCGACTTCCTGCGGGCAGTCGGCCTCGTCCGTGAAGCCGAGTCGCTCCCAAAGCTGGAGGCCACACTGGTCCGGGTCGGAAAGCTCATCCTTGAGCAGACTCGACCAGCCAGCCGCGCCGTTGACGGTCGTGATGGCCTCGCCGAGCGCCTTCTTCTGCGCGGCCGTGCCGTCGATGTAGCCGAAATCGAGATCTGCGGGCGCATCGGCCGCGTCCACCAGAATCCGCGCTTCGAGAATGACCGCGTTCTTCGGCAGTCGGGCGACCCGGTATGTCGAGCCGTCGTCCGCGGCGGTCGCCGCGGCGATGGCCCAATGATCGACCCACGTCTTGACCCGGCCGCCGTTGCTCGAGCCGAGCATCTTCGTCGGCGGATCCGCGTCGATCAGCGTGATCGCGTCTCCGATGATTGTTTCAATCGCCATGTTGATTGTCCTCGTTCAGAGGGTTGATGTTGACCGTTGACCGGCCGAAAAGGATGCGGCGGGACGCGCCGGTCAGCGACCGCCCCGCCGCCGATTCAGGCGTCAGATCACGTCGGCTCGGCGCAGAGGCACTCGACGACGCGCTCCTCCTCGACCCGCACCGCGCCGATGCTCATCGAGAAGTAGACCTGCGTCGCGAGGTTCAGGTCGTTCCGGATCGACACGTCGTACATCAGGTCGGCCCCGATGCCAAGTTCGATCGCGCCCTTGCCCGCCGTGAACAGGCAAGTGCGATAGCCCGTCGCGGACGCCAGCGTGAGAAGCTGAGTCCGGATGAACTTGAACCCCATGAACGTGTCGATCTCGCCGTTGACGAGAGCGCGGACGGTGTTGTAGTCCGCGTTCGTGATCTCGTCCTCGCGAAGCAGATCCGTGATCTGCTGTTGCGAGACGATCGCGCAAAGATACTCGTCCATCTCGAGATCGGAATCGTCCACGTCCGCGACGCCGAAGATCCGACGCGCTTCGCGGAGCTTGCCGATGGTCAGGCCGCTGTTTGTCGCGACGCCCGACTCCACGAAATCGACGGCGATCTGTTGACCCGAGCCGAGGCTGGCCGTGCCGTCGCCATCCTTGCCCGTGACCACGTCCGCCGACGCGGCCGCGATCATGGTCGAATCCATCCGACGGCCCATCGCCGCCGCGCCCGCCTTCGAGTATGCGTTCTGCGGGTCGGCGAGCAGACGCACCTTGTCCTGCTTGTCGATCAGGTCCGCCCACGCGTAGTCGCGGAGATAGCCGCGACGACGGTCATGCGGCGTATCGACGAGTGGCGTTGAAGAATGTCGGGACGTGATCTCGACCGCATCGGCTGGCCCGGCCCGCTCCACCGTCCACGCCTCGCCGACGATGCCCGTCCGCACCCGCATGTAGGGCCGCAGACGGCTGCTCATCTGCTGCGCACGCGTGACGATGTTCCGTCCGAACATCTGAACGTGCGCTTCGGAGATTGTGCTGCTCATTGGTTGCTCCGTGCATCATGCACCTTCGATCGCGGCAGCGCAACCCGCCGTCATGGCGGACGCCCCTCGGGATGACGCTCCCGTGGGCGGCGTGTCTGACCACGCCGTCTGCCGGACCCCGAAATCGGAGCAACCCGGCCGTCAACACCTATACCCTTCGACCGGCATCCTGTCAACACATGAAAAACGGTGGGCCGCGCGGCGACGACTCCGCGCATAATGGCCCACCGGGAGACGATAAATGTCGGCCTCGTCAGATTTTTGCCCGACCGGACATCTCGCCGGACGAGGCCCGAAGCTGGCGTTCGCCTGGGTATGCCGCCGAGAAAAGCTCCTGCCACAACTGGTTCGCCGCCGCGTCGCCGCCGTGCAACTTCTTCTGGAAATCGCGGTCGTTTTCCAGCCGGTCGATCTCCTCCTTGGCCGAGCGGGCCGTGTGCATCGGCTTCGCGTGTGCGCCTTCTCCGAGGATCTCATCCTCTGCGATCGCCCGGCCGATCTTCGCGAACGCCCGAACCAAATGCGGATTGTCGCCAAGCCCTGTTTCGTCAAGCATCGCGGCAAGTTCATCGCCGCCGAACTTCGCGACCGCGCCCTTCGCGAGCCGGATCTCCTGATCGAACGCGTTGCCGAACTCCTTGCGAAGCTCCTCCTCAGCCTGCTTCCGGGCGTCGATCCGCTGTTGGTCGATGCGATCCATCGCCTCGGCCCCACGCTGAAGCTCGAATCGGTATAGAGCCGCGGCCTGCTGCTTGTTCAGCCCGAGCCGATGCGCCTCCTCGCGGAACGCCTCGACCATTTGCTCGTCTATTTGAATGTTCTCAGGCAGTCCTTCAGTCGGAAACTCGTAGCCCGCGGCGTCCTCCGGTCGCCCGAGCTTCGCATAGACCTCCTCCCATCCGTCCGCGTCATCTTCCTTCGGGATCGGGATGCGGCTGCCGACCATCGCATGCGTATCAATGTACGACTTGACCAGCCCTTCGGCCGACCTCACCGGCTCAAGCGTCGGATGGCTCCGAAGCTCCGTCGGCAGGCCGAGCGAGTCCAGCCAACCCTCATCCGGCGTGTCCACATCGCCGTCATCGACTTCGCCGCCGCCCGCGTCAACGTCATCGGGCGCCCTCATCACGATCGGATGCGTCCATTGCATCGTCATAGGTTTGTCTCCTGATCATCATCTGCCATGAATGCCGCCCGGCCTCCGGTCGCCAAAATCGCCGGTCAGCACGAACCGCCGCGAGCCGTCTCCGCCACTCGGCGGCGGCTCTGTGTAGTAAACGATAATGCGGCCATAGTCATTCTGCACTTGCAAAGTGGCAAGTCCGCCAGAGAGGTTGGGATCGATCTGGTGCTGGAAGCCGAAGTTCGTCGCCTTGACATCGGCACCCGTCAGCGCGAGCCCCCATGTTTCGGATGCGCCGCCAGTGTTACGCATTGTCGGCGGTCCCGTCGGCCATTCAGGCATCTGAAGCACATCGCCGGTGGGCGAGCCCGCCACGACAAGCTGCACGTCGATGTCCGGGTCTGCGCTTGCGCCGAAGCCGGACACAATCGCGACGCCCTCGACCCCCACCACGATGCCGTCAATCGTGGCCGCATCAGGAATCGCCGCCAGATCGGACGAAAAGTTGAGCAACTGGAGCGTGTTTGATCGCGGCGAAGCGATCGTCAATGCAATCTCCGTGTTGGAACCGTCATTTGTCAATATGTTGCTTGGATTCGTCCAGGCAACGTCTCCGTCTGACACTTCGTTCACTGACGCGGCTAACGCTATGAGGAACGCCATCAATGCCCCCTTGCCAACAGCCCGCTTGATCGCCTCGACTGATCGCCGATCTGGCGGTATCGGTTGCGCATCCATCGCGGCGATGGATCATCTTGCGGCGGAGGCGGATCGTCGCCGCCGCCCTCCTCGTAATCCGCGCCGACGAGAACGAACGCCAAACCAGCGCCATTCACGACCTCCTTGGTAAATGAACCGCCCCACTCGTACTCTTGCGCGGCCACCGCTGCACCCTGTCCGTGGAAGCAGCCGAACGAGCCAGAGAAGAACGAATCACGCAACTCCACGGTGTCCGCAAGGCCGATGCCGCTCTCGAATGCTCCGCCGCTCGCCATCCCGTTGCCCGCGAAAAGCGTCACCGACATCGTGTTGCTGTCGGCGTCGTCAACAGAAAGCGGAGCGTAGAAACCGATCTCCTGCTGCGGGTCGTCCTCGTACCAAGGGCCGCGCTCAGCGTCGAGCAAGCAGTATCGAAGCGAATCGGTACCGACGAACGTGTCATCGAAAATGTAGACCTTGACCCAAAGCGCCTGATCTGGCGGCGAGTTGACATCGATCGGGTTTTCCTCATCGGGCGGGTCCGAAAAAACAACATCGCCGGTCATATGTTCGACCCATACCCGGTGACCCGTCGCACTAGCCTCGTACGAAGCGAGCGCCGCCTGAATAATCACATCGTCCTGAGACTCGCCTGATCGAATCGATCCGACCAAGTTCGCCCCTGAAACCGTTGGGACATCGCCAACCCGAATATGCGCTCCGGATGGACCGATTGGGCCGACGTACTCGCCCTGCCACGCAACCAAGACGAGAACGGATCCTCCAGCGCTGACGTTGAACGTGTCTGACTGCCAATACCAGCCGAATAGATCACTCGTTCCCTCCACTTGGCCGACTTCCATCGAGCCATCGCTGCCGCCGCTCAACGATCCAGCGGCGTACTCGGCCACCTGCGCGAACGCCGTCGCAAAATCTACAAGTCTGTTGGTATTCGACTCGCCAGGATACTCAACCGATGCGCCAGCGGCGAGCAGGACGGCGGCCTGCCCGCCGTCGTAGGTCGGGGAGCCTGACGCGACGTCCCTTGTGGGTCCAACCGTGTCTGCGCCGGTCGACTCCATTAGCTTGTGGCCGACCGTGGTCGGCTGGTAGTCGCCGTCGTTGTCCGAACCGTCATCCTGCACCCCGTCGTAGTCTGTGATCTCGACAACGCCGCTGGCGTCCTCCGCCTGCGCGAACGTGTGAATTGCAAGCTCGACCGCCGCCTCAGCCGTGACGCTCGCCCGCCCATCCGTGCCGCCGAGATCATTGTCGCTGTCAGTATCATCTTGACTCGAGCCCGCCGCCTGAATGGCGTACACGGCCAACACGCCTCGATAATCGGTGCTGCCGATTATCGCCCATGTGATCAATCCATCGCCGACAGACGGCGAGAACAGGACGTGTACGGTTGCGCCAGCGCCAAGCGAGGTATCCACGCCGAACGCCGACGCCCCGCTCATGCTCTGCGCCGACTCCCCATCAGCCTGCCATGCAGGCGTGCCAGCGCTGATTGCGCCGGAAATCGCCGATACGGCGACGATGATCTCGTTCTTCTTCACGGTGAACGAAAGCGTTGGGCTTGCGCCCTCCCCGTCCGTCGCGATCTCCCTGGATGCAAAGTCGCGTATCCACATGCGCTAACACTCCTCGAATCTGGCTGCGAACTGCTCGGCGTTGTGCCGCTCAACATGATCGCCTCGATAGACCAGCCAGTCGCCCGGCTGCACCCACTCCACGCCCATCGTCGGATGATTGATGTAGTATTCGATCGACTCATCCAGCATCTCAGCCGCAATAATGCCCTTCGGCAGCACGTCGCGATGCGAACCATCCGGATCGAACCGCAACGCCTCGACTTCGACCGGCTTCGTGCGGAAACGCTTCATCGCTCGATCTCCGCCAGATGCTCAGGGTTGCACGGCTCAGGCGGAAGCAGCGTTTCCTGGAAGTCGTCGATGTCAAGGGCGATCATCTCGATGAACGTCGCGGCCGTGCGCAGGACCTTCTCGCGATCGGACTTCTGGTCGTCGAGAAACTGACAGATGTCAGCAGCCATCCTCACGCAGCGGTTGCGAATGTCCTGGGTGATCCGCACAAGTTCCGGCGCGAACACGATGAGCATGAGATTCCGGTTCTGCTCGTCGTCCATCAGCTCGGCGTCGTAGTCGTCGTCCTCCGGCCACACCTGCCCGAGCGGGACCGTCGCAATCGGGCCGATGTTGTAGCCACGACTGCCACGCCGAACGACCGTCGCCTCGTTGTTGTCGAAGTCCAACTCAGCGAACCAGTCGTCCTTACCGCCACCTATCCTGCCGATGCAACTGACACCACTGCGCGCTGGAGTCTGGTTGCAAACGCCGCCCCGCTGGTTATCTGTCTCTGTCATCGCGTTCTCCTTGTCGTGAGGCCGGATCTTCGATAACCCGGCCAGTCGTCGTTTCGTATCCGGTCAACTTCATGTCTCAAGACTCCAACTGTTGACCCGCTGGTTATTCGATCGTGGTCGGCCACTGGGCATAGCAGTCGTCCTCCTCGAAATACTCCATCGCGTCACGGTGCAACTTCTCGCCCCCTCACGCCCGCCGCTTCGCCCTGCGGTGATCGAACCGCAGCCGGTCGAGCTTCTCCTGCAGGCGACGGCTATGACGGATGGATGGCTCAACTGGTCCGACCTCCGGGCGGAAATGCCGTGGACCCGAACGCTCCTCTGGCGGGAACTCGCTGAGAACAAATTCGATGTGCTCAACTCTCAGCTCCCAAAGGTTGCGAGGTGCGTCCATCGGCAGCACCCGGCGATCCACCATGCCGACATCCACGATCCACGCGCCGTAGCCGCTCGGACGAACGACCACGCCAATCAACTCTGGCGGGAGCTGCGCCGACCTGCGCGTCTGAACGATCGTGAACGGCTCGAGGATGGCGTCGTGCGGCACGGTGTAGCGGGTCATCCGAACAGCTCCTCTCGCGCGATCTCGTACCACCATGCTTCGTCGTGCGTCGTGGAATCCGCGTCACCCTCGAACTTCTCGCTGCCTGGCGTCCACGTCGAAGAGATGTTCCAGACGTACACCGACGGCGGCTGCCCGATGTCGTCAAACCCTCGACGCAATGCCCGTATATTCGACCGAAACTCGTCGCGGTGGAGCGGCGCCTCCGGCTGTACGCCAACGCGTCTCGGGTTCACGGCCACGACGAGCGGCTGACGTTTCAGCAGCACCTTATCGTGGATCAGCTCGACATTCTGCCGCAGCTTCTCGGCCTCCTCCTCGTTCGATCGCTTTGGCCAAGGAATCCGGTCGTAGCCCGATGGAATGACGAAATCCATGCGCTGAGTCAATTCCCGCGTCGCATCGCGGCTATCCGTCATCCATGCGCCGGCCGGGTCGTAAATCGACCAGTACGGGAAGCCGTAGATTCCGTGAAGCAGGTCCGGCCGCTCTTCTTTGGCAATGTCAATGATCTCGTGATACATCGCGAGGGCCTCGTCGTGATCCGCTGCGCTGGGATCAAACGCCGCAGCATGGACCGACCCCTCGCAGTTGTGGACGATCGCCAGATCCTCGTTCGTCTTGGCGAGCGCTTGCCGCAGCGCGTCGCCGTTCGCCTGGAGCTTGTATTCGCCGCCTCGCCAATAGATTGACTGGCTGAGTCGCATAATGCAACGGTCACGTCCAATAGGCGTGATCGCCCGCGGCAGGAACGCGAAGAAGATACGGCCCGCCATCGCATTCGGCTCGGGCCGCTTGATCTCGACCTTGGGCTCCTCCGCGCGGCCGCCGGCGACCTCCATCAGCTTCTGCGCTGAATGGATCTTCGACAACCCGGCCTCGACCTCGGCGATCCCCACTCGCAGCGTCTCTCTAACTCGCTTGTTCATATCGTCTCCCTCGCACGGCCTTGCGTCCAGCGTCCGTGATCCCGCTGTTGCCCCAGGCGTCCAGCCTCGTGAGGCTCGGGAGGTGCGCGAGCCCCGCGTCCGTGATCGCGCTGTTGCCCGAGGCGTCCAGCGTCGTGAGGTTCGGGAGGTGCGCGAGCCCCGCGTCCGTGATCGCGCTGTGGCCCCAGGCGTACAGCGTCGTGAGGTGCGGGAGGTGCGCGAGCCCCGCGTCCGTGATCGCGCTGTGGCCCCAGGCGTACAGCGTCGTGAGGTTCGGGAGGTGC